GAGCTGACCCCGCTGACCGCTGCGGGCGCAGCAGGCGTCAACGTCGGCCGTTCGTTCCTCTGCGGTCTGGGCGCGCTCGGCGTCGCATGGGGTCAGGATCCCACGCCGCGTACCGATATGGACCGGGACTACAAGTTCCGCCCCGGCGTCGCGATCGAAGAGCTGCGGGGGCAGAAGAAGCTTTCGTACCAGGGCATCAACTACGGCACGGTGGAGGTTTTCACCGCCGCTGTCCCGCTTGGTTAAGGAGACGGCATCATGGCTGCATACAAATCCCTCCAGATGACCGCTCCCCGCTACCCCGTCTCGGGGCCGGGCATCGGCGGCCGGAGCCTCAAGGTCGAGCGCGGAGAGTTTGCGCTGACCGCTGCGCTCGCGCTCAACGACACGATCGACATGTTCAAGATCCACCCGCGCTTTCGCGTCTGCGGCGGGTTCGTGAAGGTGCCCGATCTCGACACTGGCGGCTCCCCGGCGATCGTTCTTGCGCTGGGTGACGCTGGCGACGACGACCGGTACTTCTCGGGCCTTACCACGGGCCAGGCAGGCGGCGTGGCGACGACCATGGCCACCACAGGTGTCGATTACCTGAATGGCGGTGGCTTCACCACGGTCCAGATGAAGGTCACCACGGCCCCTGCAACGGGCGCTACGACCGGAACCATCGTGGCAGAGCTGTGGGGCTACATCGAGGAGCCTGCATAATGGCGAAGATCACGTGGATCGGAGATAGCGACCCCAATGCGCAATCGATCAGCCAGTTCGGCTATCATTTCGTGAAGGGCGAACCAGTCGATGTGAGGGACAAGAAGGTGGCCGGGAAACTGGCCACCAATCCCTTGTTCTCCACGGACAAGGTGGAGGCAGCCGAAGCGGACGAGCCAGACGCTGCCGATCTGGCGGCTCGGGCAGAAGAAGGCACTGAGAAGGCTGCGCTGAAGGCCCAGTTGCGCGAATTGGGCGTCGCCGTTCAAGGCAACCCTTCGGTTGATACGCTCCGCAGCAAGCTGGCGGAAAAGCTGGCAAGCTGATGGCAACGTGTCGGCTGGTCGTCTCGATGGCACTGCGCAAGCTTGGAAGGCTAGGCGCTGGGCGTGAGCCGCGAACAGCCGACCAAGCCGACGTGCTGGCGGCGCTTCAGGGGCTTTACCGCTTCTGGATCGATACCGGCACGTTCGGCCGCCTGGCCGATGTTATCCCGCTCGCGGATATTACCGCAGGCGAGAACCAACGGATCATCCGCGACGAAACGGTCATCACCGTAACGCTGCCCGAATATGTTCCCGCATTCTGCGATCCGCTTCCTTACGGGGCGTTGTGGCCCGCGCAGGTCTCGTCCAATCGCGACTATGCCAACCGCCCCCCGCACGACGGGTCCGTGGTCCAGATTAAGGATACGGTTGCTGGAAATGTCGAGAGCTGGATCTACGATGGAACCCGTCGCGAATGGGTGAACATCGACGCGCTTCAGCTTGATGAGGAGGCTCCTCGCTCAGGTGACTATCATGGCCTGGCGGCGTGTCTGGCCGCAGAGATCGCGGACGAGTTTGGCGCCGAACTGGGCGTTGCAACTCAGGGGCAGGCGGCCCGCTTCGTCACCACACTGACTCATCATCTTTCAACGCCGCGTCGCGCGGTAGCAGGGGTATTCTTCTGATGGCCGTTTCCAGAAGCCAGTCGCAAGATGCGATTCCGGTGTGGTCCGTTGATGGTAGTGGCAATCCCTCTCCCGCTGGGACTGCTGCGGACCCCGAGTTCCATCGGTCGATCGGCGCTTCCACGTTCGCGACGAACCAAGCGGCGAGTTCAATCTCCCCAGCTGCGGCTACATTGATCGTGGCAGCCAGGGCGGGGCGTCAATCGGTCCTTCTTTCCAATGTGACCGGGACGCAGCCAGTATTCTTTGTGGCATCTGCTGCGACAACCGGGGCTACGTCCGGGTTCTTTCTTGCCGGTACGGCGGGCGCATCGGTAGTGATTGCTACTGCCGCTGCGATCTATGCCACCTCCCCAACTGCTGCCCAAACAGTCAGCTATCTGGAGAACTACTGATGTCAGCGGACGGGGTGTCTTATCCTCCGCCCGTAGCGGCGACGGTTGCTCCTCCTGGCGTAAACGAAGCGGGTGCTGTTGGCACGGCATCGCCCTATGCCCGCTCTGACCACACGCATGCGAGCAAGGTTCGGAAAGGTGCCACCGCGCTTCAGAGCAATGTGGTCACCTATACATGGGTGTACCCGACCCCGTTCGGATCCGGGGTGGTGCCGGTGTGCAGCGGGATCGCGCAGACGGCTTCTGGTGTTACCGATCTCGTGAACATTCAGATCGAGGGGGCGCCCACCAATACGCAGTGCATCTTTCGCGTCACCCGATACAGTCAGAGCTTTCTTTCGTTGCTCGGGCTCAATGTGCTGACATTCAATAGCGGTGCAATCTCGATCACATTGCACATGGTGGCGCTGGAGCCCTGACATGCCGATCGTCCCGCTCGGCATAGGTGCCTATAAGGCGAGCCACCTGCCCGAAGTGAAGTTGCGCAATCTTCTATTGGAGAAGGATCTGTCGGGTCTTTCGCCTGACGCAACCTTGCGCATCGACCGGCCTGGGCTGACGCGGCTTCATGATTACGGTGCGATCCTGAGGAACGCGCACTTCAGAACATCGACACAGGAACGCCTGGTCGTTGCGGGCGGGACGCTGTTTTCCGGGGTGATCTCAAAGGGCGCAATCGCCGGGTCCGGCATCGCTCCAATGGTATCGACCGCCTTCGCCACAATCATCTTGGGGGATGAGAACCTCTACCTCTATAACACCACTGTCTCCGCGCTGGATTTACCGGACGACGCGCCCGCACCGGCGCAAGATGTGGATCAGCTCAACAGTTACGGCCTCGTTCTGTGTCGGAACGGTCGCATCTATTGGCTTGTGCCCGGCGAGACCGAGATCGACCCGCTTGATTTCGCGACCGCCGAAAGCCTGCCTGATGAAGGGGTCGCGATTCGACGGCTGGGCGATGAGTTTTGGGTCTTTGGCGCTGAGAACATTGAGGTCTGGCAGGCGACCGGCGATCAAGATGCGCCATTCGCGCGCGCGCCGGGGCGCAATTTCGAGCGGGGATGTCTCTACCGAGACACGGTGCGCCGATACGACAACACGCTGGTCTGGGTAGGCGACGACTGGCAGGTATACCGTGCATCGTCAGTGCCGCAGGTCATCAGCGACCCGGCGATTGCGGCGCTAATTCGCAAGGCCGCTGCCCCGTGCACCGCGCTCCCCGGCATCGGGATCGACGGGCATAGCCTATACGTTCTGCGCATCCCCGGCCAGGGCTCATGGGCCTATGACGCGCTGACCCAGCAGTGGAGCGAGTTTTCGAGCATCGGCCAGACGGCATGGAACCCGCATGTCGGGTATCAGGTGAACGGCCAGATCGTGCTGGGTTCTGTGATTGATGGTCGCCTGTGGTCATTCGACCAAAATGCTGTGGATGACGACGGCGATGAGATAGAGCGCGTAGTCACGGCGACGATTGCGCTGAACGGCAAGCCGCCTCGCAATGACAGTGTTTCGATCGGCGTCGCGGCGTCTGAAGATTGCACGATCCGCCTGCGTTGGAAGGACGGGCAGGATGACTATCCCGCATATTATGACGAGATCGCGGTTTCGGCACCGTTCGATGTGGCTCAGCTTTGGCGCCTCGGCCAACCAGATCAACCATACCGCACCTTCGAGATCAGCTGCGTCGATCGCGCACGCGTAAAGATCGCGGGGATGGTCGCGAATGAGGGGTGGAGATAGTGGAATATCTCCGGCTTCCCCGGTTCGACCAGCGAAATCCGGCCGTCGCCAGCGATGGACGCTTTGTCACCTATGTGACCACGACACTGAATAACATGATCGCGCGGGTCGAAGCGGCAATCAACGCAATCGCTTCAATACCAGAAATTGAAGCAGCTCTTGCTGGCTTGGATGCCGCAACGCAAGCCGCTCAAACTGCGGCGGACAATGCCCAAGCCGCTGCGGACACCGTAACCGCCGCGTCCGATCTCGCGAACTCGTACCCGACTGGGTTGACCGTGACCGCTACGGATGCTGGGGCAAGCGCATCGATTTCGATCAGCGCACACACGCGTGTCTATGGCGGCGGGACAAGCGTTCCGGTTAATGCTGGCAGCGTTACGGCACTCGCTTACGACACGTACTATTATATCTACTACGATGACCCAGCGAGGGCAGGCGGGGCCGTCACCTACGCCGCCACTATAGATGAAGCTACCGCAGCTCAGACCGGGGACCGGCACGTTGTAGGGGCGACGATGACGCCTACTGCGGGCCAGCCTGATAATTCCGGAACCCCGGTTCGTCCGCCTGGATCGGGCACCATCCAGCGCGAAGTAGAGCTATGATCAAGCGGGAGACTGGGCCGGATTTGATCAATCTGGTCTCGAATATGCCGGGTGTGCGCGAGTTCATCTGCTACAAATCTGACGCGATGAATTGGGCACCGGCTTTCGAGGAGGGGGACGACATCATCATTCTGTCGGATGGCGACGGAGCGTGCGGCGTTTTTGCGAGGACCGCACCTCGAACCTATCAGGTTCACACGATCTTCGGTCCCAATGTCAGGGGACGGCAAGCGATCGAAACGGCCTCCGGGATGCTCGATTTCATGCGTCCGTTTGCCAGCGTCATTTGGGGCGCGACGCCCGTCGAGAATTGCAAGGCGCGTTGGTTCAACCGACAATTAGGGGCCATGCCCAAACGCCGGGAAATTTATGAGGCCGAAGGCGAGGTGGAGATTTTTGAACTGAGGCTTATCTGATGGCTTTACCGATTGGCGCCGCGATTGCTGGAGTAGGCTCGGTCATCGGCGGTATCACCGGTGGCAAGGGGCAGAAGAAGGCCGCCCAGATCCAGCAGCAGTCCGGTCGCGAACAGATAGCGGCGATCGAGCGCAACCGCGATATGTTCCTGGGCCTTAACAGGGGCACCATCGATCGCGGGAACAAGGCGGGGGAACTATTCGGCGGCTTCGTCGGCACCGGCGGAGCAGATGCGGCGCGGTCCGCGCTTGACACCTACCGGGGATCGACCGGCTATCAGGATCTTCTCGACACAGGTCTCGGCGCGGTAAATGCGAATGCCTATGCGCGCGGCATGGGCGACAGCGGTGCTACACTAAAGGCCCTCCAGCGTACGGGTTCAGCGATAGCAGACCAAAGTGCCGGAGACTGGCTCTCGCGCTTGGGCGTCCTCATGAACGCCGGGCAACAGGCGATCGGGACAGCTGCGGGCGTCTCCACCAACGCCGTGAACAGCATCAACGCCGCCAATCAGAACTCAGCCGACGCGGGTAGCAACGCCGCGCTCGCCGGATCCGCGGCTTGGCAGCAGGCACTCAAGAACCTCACCAACATCGGGATGAATCTCGGAAGCAGTTACGGAGCCTATGATCCAACCCGCGGTGTGTACGGCGGTACTTTCGGAGGCATCTACTGATGGCGGTAGATTGGCGCCTCGCAAATCCCGGTGGCGGGTTCGACTATCTCGAAAGCCTGATGTCGCTCGGAAACGTCGAGGCGCAGCGCCAGCAGAACGCTGCCCGAGCCTATCAGATGCAAGAGGCCCAGAGGGTCCAGCAGCAGCGGCCCACGATCGCCCAGAGGGTGCAAGGGGGTGATCTGCGAGGCGCTCAGCAGGAGGCGTTGGCAGGGGGCGATTTCGACTATGCCGAAGCCTTGGGGAAGTTGGACGAGTCCCAGCTGAAACGGGCAGGGGAGGAGGCTGGGATCATGGCGTCGGTGGCATCGAACCTGCGCAGGGTGCCGCAGACTGAGCGCGGGGCGCTACTGCAATCCTATCTTCCGGCCCTAAAGGCAACCGGGCATTTTTCGGA